CCCTCGGAGTTGAACCGTCACAGGCAGAAGACTCATCCGCCCTGCTAACCACTAGCTTGTCCGCACACGAAAACTTGATTAGCAAGCGCCGCTTGCTATATTTAATTTCAGTCTAGAGGTATTGAACCTCCCAACTCTTCTCTTAGAGAAGAGCCTGCGACCATGCATCCGCTTATACTTCGCGTTTGACTGAAAATCAGTTTGCTTAAAGCAAATTTGGTCCGTCGGGCAGGATTCGAACCTGCGAGTTCCAACTTGGCCTCCTGCTTCCAAAGCAGTTGCTCTGACCTGACTGAGCTACCAACGGATAATTTAGTGGACTCGATTAGGAGTTAAACCTAATAAGCGCGATCCTCCCTTTCGGGTGCCGCCGTTTTCTCGTTAAACTACGAGCCCATAATTTAGTGTGACATACTGGATTCGAACCAGTGCAAGGCAACCTATTTTTCAAGGGTATTGCAACCGCACGTTATTACGCCCTATGCCACGTTTTTTGGTGGAGAGTGAAACCACTCTCCTAAAAGTACGCATCATGGGGGCTAACGGCGTATATTCATCGAAGAAACCTAATATCTTAACGCCGTATCTTTTGCTGCACTATTAGGTCTAAGCTGCGTCCATGTGTTACTTTTATTTTGGTGGAGAGTGATGGATTCGAACCACCGCGTCTTTCGAGTCTGATTTACAGTCAGGTGCAATCGGCCACTCTGCCAACTCTCCGTAATGCTACCTAGGTATCTTTATAGTGCGCCCTAGGCTATACACTATTTTGACGATTGTCAAAATTTTGGTGCAGTGAGTAGGGTTCGAACCTACCATGCGCTGTGCGCGCCAGTTTTACAGACTGGTGTCCGTCCACTCGGAACATTCACTGCATATTTGTTTGGCGTCACGGGAGGGCATCGAACCCCCAACCTACGGTTTTGGAGACCGTCACTCTGCCAATTGAGCTACCGAGACATTATTCTATTATTTTGAAATACCCTGTGAGAATCACGCTTCCCTATATCTCAAATAGGTTACAAGAAGTTACACCAGGATTGTCTGACCGTGAAGCAGGATGTTTTAAAATAATAGCTGAAGACTAAACACTAGCCTTCAGCAATTTTAACTACGCTTCTTACTAATCAGTCACAAGAGACCTTTCATCAACGTAGCCGCCCGTTCGTTTTTTAAAGTGGTTGTCGCAGCCTCGTTCCGCTAATTCCACTGTTCAATCAAGAGTAGCTATAATACTAAACTAACTACTCTTTGTCAAGCCTTTTTCTTAATCTTTTTTATTCGCTAGTTCTTGTTCGCTGCTTGCCACCTTTGTCGGACAGTTCACGACGAAGAGTGTCTTTCAAAATTGCTCTAACTGGAGTGCCGTCTTTCTTGTGATAAGTCGAACGACACAGCGAACGGTCGTTAATTTTTCGATAGCTTGCTTTGTCTGACATATCAACTCCGTTTCTCAATTCTATATAGCTATTATACAGTATTTGGGTCAGAAGTCAATTCTTTTTAGAAATTTTTCCAATTAGCCAACGTTTCAAGAATCGCAGATTCTACGTTTCTAGAGTTTTCAGCATGACGCGCAGTACTAGCGTTCATTGCTGCTGCCGCGGCTTCGATAGTTTTGTATGCAGCATTGTGCGTTCGGTATGGTCTAGCAGTCCCTGCTACAAAACGGATATTGCAACCATCGTAATGTATGATCGTACTCATTGTTTTTCTCCCTTTGCCTGACTATATAGCTATTATACAGTATTTGGGTCAGAAGTCAAGCCTTTTCTTAATCTTTTTAGCTACAGCGAGAGAAGAAGGGTGTCTTGGTACAGAGTCATTTATGTGACGGTTATCCCTATTACGTAACTCAGTACTTCTCTCACTATGTATTCATTATATCAGTTTTGGGTCAGAAGTCAAGCCTTTTCGTTAATTTCTTTTTTCTTTAAGAATCAACGACTTACGACTTCTTCAGTAACAGTAGTAGTCTGTTTGATCAGTTTTACTGCTTTTCTACCAGCAGCTACTTTTTCTTCATAGTACTGGCGGGCGATTGTTTCACTGGAGAATACTGAAACTTTGTTGGTAGCGTATCGCACGACCCACTTAACTTCAGTTTTTACTGTTTTTACGATGCTTGTCATCTTTTATTCCCCTTTGTTCGACTATATGATTAGTATAGCAGATTTGGGTAAAGAGTCAAGCCTTTTTGTTAAATTCTTTTTCTTTAAGAATCAATAACTTACAGTTTTTTAGTCTGTTTGCCTTGTTTGTTAGTCATTTCGCGCACTAAATCCTGCTTTAGAATAACGCGAACATTAGTGCCGTCTTTCTTGTGATAAGTGCTGGAACTCATAGAGTGATCATTCAACTTGCGATAATTTGCATGATTCATAGTTATCTCCTTACAGTTTTTTGGTATTACCGTTAATCCTGCCCTGTCGCCATCCTTCAGGAATTACTTCATCTTTTCGGATTTTTTTATTCTCTAAACCGTTTGTAACCCAAATAGTACCATATTGTGAATTCTTAGTTCCTACTTGGTGATTTATCTTATCGTAAGTTTCTTTTCTTTTTCTAATTGATTCTGGACTACGTGCATTCGAGCAGGCTCGTTGCTGTATATCTCTATTGTTAGAAAAACAAGTAGCTGTTCTTTTTCCGAAACTTGGGTTATCTTTTCCAAATCTAGGTTGCCACTTTGGGTGTGATTCTGGTTTGGTTTTAAAGTTACTCTTCAGTCCATTATTTCTTCTAACGGTTGTATAACTATCATCCTGATATCTATTTATAAAATCAAACCCGCCAAATCCGCCCTTCTTCAAGTTGTAAGTATTAGCTTCAGCTAAAAAGTCATCATTAACTAATTCAGCTTCTTTGGCATACATTTCTTCTGGATTATCAAACACGAAAAGAATTTCTTTGGTGAAATTTTCTACTCCGTGTTTATTCATGGCATGTAATAAGTACTTACCTGAACCCATGTAGTTGTCATCAAGATTGCAGGTCTTATGTGACCCAATATAGATTTTTCCGTTAATCTTGTTTGTTATCTTGTATATAGTATAGAACATAGATTTCTCCGTCTTTCTATACTATTTATACTAGTTCGATACTGCCCTCGGATACTTAATAGTGATTCGAACCAATAATCTTATATTACTACTGTAAAATGGTACGGGTAGTCGGACTCGAACCGACAAGGCTTTGCGCCGAGGGATTTTAAGTCCCTTATGGTTACCAATTTCATCATACCCGCGTGAAATCTTTAACTTATGTGCTTATTATACATCATTACTATCTATTGTCAAGCCTTTTGTCAAAATATTTTCTTTAACAAAATCAAGAACTTACAAATAGTCGTCGTCATTGTATTCTTTGACAACAAACCACACTACAAATAATACTGCGAATGCTATACAAAAAAATACTGTCATAATTTGTGCCCCGTGCGAGAATTGAACTCGCCTATCTTGGTTTTAGAAGCCTGATATCGGCCTTGACAGGGCGTTATACTGCTTCAGCAATGTTGTAATTTGTACCTTCGTCTTTCTTGCTCATGTTGATTATATTAAACGTTTCATGTTTCTGTGTCAACATTTCGTGTGCCCGTTTGTAAGCTTCGTAAACATTAGGGGCCATGATATCATACGTCTTTATGCCTGTTTTCAGTTCTACTACAACTTCGTATGTATTCATATTATTATCTATCCCTATAACTATCTGCTGAACATCGTTTACAATGCCAATAGTCTATCTCGTTACCATCCTTTAAATAAATAATTTTGTCTATTACTTTGTCATGTCCAAAGTGTAGACACACTATCCTACCAAAGAAAAAATTAAATAGCTTTTTCATTTTACATAATTGGTGCAGGTGACAGGACTCGAACCTGCATAAAAGAGTTTAGGAAACTCTGGCCTTTCCCTTAGACTACACCTGCATAAAAAGAGTAGCCCAGTTTCCTGGGCTACTTTTTTGGTTATACCAAGTCGTACCTAGAATTCATAATGGTTTCCATCATGATAGTCTCAGGATCAAACTTGTCGTTAGCTTGCAACACATTGCGAACAATAGTTGGGCTAAAGCCTGATACAAGTGCAACTCCATTTGCATTGTGCTTTACTGGCACGTTGTCGTGTGAGTTGATGTTCCAAAACACAACTTTTGGCACAGTGTAACCTGCATCTTTAAAGTTACGTTTAACACTCTTCATGGCAGTGTCGTCGAAACGAGCACATTCATCAAATTGCATGTCTGACAAAATTAGCAGTACACGAGGCATTTCTGCATCAGATACTTTGCCTTTCTTAGCCACATTCAAGATTTCCTGGAATGCTGCAATTACGTTAGTGTTCATGTTCCAAGTAGACTTTTCCATCTGCTCAGCTTTTTCGATCACGTTACCTTTCAAGTTCAGCAACTGAGGCTGACCACTGAAAGTACAGAATACGTCTTTAAACGCACCCTTGTTCTTGTCAGCCAAGTACAGACCCAAGCTTACTGCAACGTCGATACAGCGAACTGTAGACTGGCTTCGTGGTCCACCTGCTAGGCAAGACATTGATCCAGATACGTCTACCAAAGGCAGAATGTTCGCATCTCCAACGTAGTTAGGCAGTGCATCCCACTGTGCAACGATAAAGTCACGATCAGTCTTGGAAAGTGCTTTTGGAGCCCAGCCCTGCATGATCACAGACTTTAGTACATCGTAAGGATATACTGCACCTGCATTTACTTTCACTGACTTGTCGCCCTTAGACAACTTTTCTACATACTCCTTAAACTTCTCGGAGTTCTTGTAGAACGCTGTACGGTAGCGAGCACTTGCCAATGAAGGCAGCTTGCTGAAATCAATTGCGTCCCACTCACGGGCACACATTTTAGTTTCAACTACGTTAGTCAAACCAACCAAAGTCTTACGATACTGCTTTGGTGACATTTCCATGTGCTTACGCAATTCTGCGGCAACTGCGCCCTGACGAGGCATCCACTTAGCGCACAAACCATTTCCTTCGTTCAGTGCCTGCTTGATCAAATCAAAAGCCTGAGCCTTCAATTCTGAATCAGTGAACACTAGGAGGTCGTCCCAACGTCCCAATTCAGGTACTTTGCGAATCAACAGACTAGCTGCTTCACGGTCAGTCTTCTCCAGATGCTTCAACACATCACGGAAAATCTGTCGCTCACCAGCGCCTTCCCGAACGTCTCGTGCCCATTGTGCCACACGAAGAGTAAGTTCTTTGTTCTCCACAAAGGCTGCTGTAAAGTCGCCAGTGATATCCTTGCCTCGGCTTGCACCGATCTTGTAGAACAAGTCTACAACTGAGTTAGCTGACGATGCACGAGCCTTCATGCCATTAGTAGTTCTTGCTGTTTTGTTTTTTACTGCATTAGCGAAAGTCGCCATTTTATTTCCTCTTTTTAACGGGTTGATGTTTTAGTTACTTTTTCATAGTAAGTTTGTTTATGTTTGCTGAAATCAGCCCCAATTTAACAGGTTCCCGTTTTGCATACCGGCGCGTCTACCATTTCGCCATTCCCCTCATAAAATTATT